GTGAAGGCGGCGATGTCGGCTGTTCCGCTATTTCTTCACCTGATGCGAGGGTCTTTCGGCCTTAGGTTTTCTAGGGCGGAAAGCAGTCTTTCCATTAGACTTAGCCGGAGGCGAGGTAGCTCTGCCTCCATCGTCTCCCACGTGCCTGACAACGTTGAGGTCACCGTCAATGGCCACAACACCAGGTTTGGGATTTGGGGGAATCGGTTCAGCAAGTCTCGGGGGATGGAATATTGATTCGCTATCACTAGATCGGAGCCAAGATCTGAAATGATCAAGATCAAAGTTCGCGAGCTCAGTATTAACGATATCTTCCATCCACTCGGCGCTCTCGTTCGGATACTGCCTGTCGGCATCCATTTCCACTCCCCAGATGCCCAGTTCATTCTTGAACTCTTCGGGTTTCAGGGGGTACAATTCGAGAACCTTGCGAACAAACTCGCCCATGACGGGTGAGTTCCGGTCGGTCAACGCGAAGCTAAAAGCTTTCTCCTGGAGGCGTTTCCAGGGAGGAATGTTTTGAGGCAAGTTCACGGTCAAGTGAAATTTAGTCAATTGTCTCTTGAGATCGCAACAGCTGTTGCTATCTCCATACCAAACGTCGGGCCCATAACGTCTGGCCAAGAATGACACTCCTAATTTCCCTCTCGGGACGCGTTCTAAGTCGAGTTTTTGACCGACTCCGGCAGCAGAGGCTTTGGCGATTCCACGGTCCAATCCGGCGGTTAAGCCATCATCTCCTCCGTAGATTCCCAGGTTGTTCCATGCTTCCTCGCTAGTATAATATCTTCCGAGGGGGGTTTTCATCCGCCTAAAAGCCATGTACATGATAAACGCCGTCAACAACGTATTGAAGGCGCTGGTCTCCGGTGATCCCGACAAGCGTTGATTTTCTGTCTTGTACCGTATTTTGAACACGGTGACTGCCGTTAGGAAACATTGTTTCCTCATCAGTTCGTACAGTTCGACATGATAATCTGGGCCGAAAGCTCTGAACATCGCCAATCGTTCTAGCTCTCTCGCAATGTTGGAAACTCGTCCATCCATTCTGCTGAAGTCGGTGAGGTCAACATAATCTGCATCGCTGCAAATTTCGGTCACCCTCTCGGCTATCTCTCTAGGAGTTCTGCCAAATGCGTACCACGCCTGAGGTTTCAGTACATGGTCAGCAAAGGCATAGATATACCTCGAGTAGTCTCGTTTGTCTACACCGTTGATCTGTGAAATGCCTCTAGGGTCAGTCACCTGACCGTAGGCTTCCCGTTTCATGAACTGCTTGGTCACTGAGTTACTCTGCCCATTGTCAGCAGCGGCTAGAATGGCACGCTGTGAGGGTTTACTCTGACGCTCATAAACAGTCTCAATGTCAGTGGGGAATACACGGTGGGGAGTTGGAATCAGTTTTCTAATGAAGTCTCTCATGCAATTCAAAGTGAACATATCAAGCGGCATTTCTTCTGTTTTTATTTTCTTGACTCTCTCCTCCACGAACCTGTCTTCGTTTCCACGACATATATCGGGCACAAATCCTCCATCTAGGATCGGACGCATAAAAGCGACCATACCTGGTTTTGCCTCTGGGTCAGGGACTGCATTCTTAGGCACGTATTGGAACCTGCGGACCGTGTCTACCAAAGACACTGTCTCAACATTGCGTTGTTGGACGTCCGCAAGATGGAATTCCAATAGTACCTCGGCGCCTCTATGGTTCTCGATTTCCGTAGGGCACCCATCATCCATTTTGCTCTTTACCGATGCCAAGGTCAGCTTTCCGCTGACCACCTTCATTGTGGAACGTATTGAATCGTCCACGTCCGCAGGCACGAAAGAATCTGAATAGGAGCGCGGTTTCCCGGTAGCCACCATCAGTGCTTCTTTGGTGTTCACGTAGAACCTGACGAAATTCTTGTAGATGGGGTTGAAACGCTTCAACGTGGAAGCATCCAATTTCCAAAGAGCCATCGCAGTGGTAAGTGGGTTGTTGGTTCCGGCCAAGGGAGCCAAGAGAATTAACTGATGGTCATCGTCCATCTGTCGTCTCTCAATAGCATAACCCCTATAGGTCCAAGGAATTCCATACCAATAGGAAACAGCCTTGAGGCTGTCTCCATCCCAGTTCCACAGTTTGTGACGGTAGCTCCCTCCACCCGACACCCTGTACTCAACTGACCCGTCCTCGAGAAAGCAATACTTGTATTCCCCACGCGCGCGCGCAGCACGGCTGGGAACAAAAGTGTAAATGAGGTACGGTTGAAAGTACTGGGTCAGGAGGCGTGGCATGTCGACATAATAGTCTACGTCCACTATCCCAAGAACGTCATCCGGCTGCGGCGAAGCGGCGGTGGCAGGACACATAATGTCCTTGAGCCAGAAGTAGCTGCGACTGTGCAGCCTTCCAGCTCGAAAATCGGCGCCACTTCCCTGGAGGAAGTAGCACCTCTTTCCCACGCCATTCGATATGCGTTGGATGAGGAACGAAGCAGTGCTGCGGACCGCCGCACTCGTGCCATGGGTATGATTCTCCAAAGCTCGTGCCGGAGTTACGTCCGCATCCTGAAACTCAGTTTTAAGACACAGAGCCTGGGCTCTGGTCTTCTCGCTGGCTACGCTCAACCACCTGTCAGCCATGCGGCTGGACAGG